CGGGGCCGATCCGCGTTGCGTGGGGCTTCAGCGTTGGTCGAGGTAGTCGGGTGCGCGGGAACCGGGGCCTTGCGGGTTGTCCGGTCGTGGCGCGGTGTTAGGCAGCGCGGCCCGTCATCGAGGACTTCGCCTGTAGGAGACGGCTGTATTCGCTCTGCATCTCGGCATCGTTCCAATACCGACGCTGGTCGGTCTTCATGATGCCTTCGATTTCCTGGATGCGAGCCTCGCCGGCCTTCATCGGATCGGCAGATCCGGCGGGGACGAGGGTCGCCATGGGATTGACGGTGCGCACCATGCCGGAAAGCCAGCGAAGCACCTCGGGGTGATCGCCAAGCAGCTTGCCATCCGCAGTGCGGGAGTTGAACAGAACGTCGCTCAGTCCTGCCGGCGCGGACGCCTCGAGGAAGTTCGCGATGCCCTTCACCTCGGCGCGGTACTGCGGGCCCCACTCGGCCCGCAACTGATCCTCGGCCGTGGCGCGGAAAGCCTTGTCGCTCTCGACACGCTGCGCGGCGTCCGCATCGACCTCGTTGTAGTACCAGGCCAGCGTCTTGTTGAACTGGTCCGGCGTCATGCCCAACTCATGGGCCGTCTTCTGGAACCCGGTAATCAGCGGCGCGTCCGCCTCGCCGGGGATCATCCCGTTCGGCAATTGCGGCTTGTAGCCCTCGGGGCTTTCCGGCAGGCCGTTCTCGGCGCGCCATGTCTTGACCTCTTCCGGCGTGGCGTCGGGCTTGAGGCCCTGCTTCAACTGGCCGGAACTGATCTTGGCTTCCAGTGCGCGGTATGCCTTCCAGACGTCGGCCGGGCTACCCATGCGCTGGAGACGTGCAATCTCCTTGGCGTCCTCGCCTGCGACCTTCGTGCGCCAGTCTTCCGGCCAATCCGCAGGAGCCGTGACAGGCTTCTCGACAGGATCGCTACCAAGGAGCGTGCCGGCCTGTTCAGCGGCAGGCGCAGGGGCAGCGGTATCCGTGGTGCCAGATACAACAACGGCCCCGTCAGGGGCCGCTGTGGTCGCAGTGGTGTCAGCAAGGGCTTCGCTCATTTGGCCTTCTCGATTACGGTTGCCGGGAGGTTGAGCAGCTTGACGATCTGCAAGCCTACGTGCCGGGAACCTTGTGCAAAGTCGGAAGCGTCATGCTGCCCGACATAGAACGTTGCGTCGTAGGTGCCGGCCGACCGGATGATCCAGTCGATGGCGCGCTTCTGTTGACCTTCGTTGGCGATGCCCTTGGCGAGAGCCTGAAGGGCGTATGCGTCTGCCGGCTCCCATGTGTAGGGATGCCACGGCTGATGCGTGGTGATGGTCTTTCGTGCCATCAGCGACGGACCCACGCGCCCATGACTTGCTCTTCAGCCCGCATGATCGGAAAGCCGCAGCCGCCTGCCAACTGGTCCATGTTCTGGTTGAGCCTTGTCGTCACGAAGCCGGTGAAGGTTCCAACAGGCTGCCGAACACGCTTGACGACGGCCGGTCGCATGGGTCGTCCCGAAGGGTGTTGGTTCACACCATCCCCGCCTGCGCGAGGGACTGCCCGGCCTGCCCGACCTGATTGGCAATCTCGGCACCCTGCGCAACTTGCGAGGTCATCACCTCTTCCTGCTGTGCCTGCTGCGCCGCGTCAGTGATGGCAGCAGCCTCTTCCTCGGTGTTCATCCAGTCGGAGGAAGCACCAGCCCCATCGAGAGCGTCACGGACAGCCTGACGGGTGTTGAAGACGTGGATCGCATTCGGATCAAGCTGCGCTGCCGTGGCAAGCAACTGGGCGCTCTCAAGGAACGCCTGCGCATTGGCGCGTTTGACGGACGACTGCAACGGGCTGTCGAACTCAAACCTGATTTCCTGTCCCCGCAGCATCGGCGGGATATCCATGGGCGAGCCGAACGCGCCGTTCTCCAGCGCCAACTGGAACGTCTCGTCGCACACGGCAGAATTGTACTCGGTTTCCATGGGCTCGAATAAGGGCAGCGCGGAACGGACCCACTGCTCGTAGACCATCCGCATCTCGGTGGCCGACCGAACCTCGCCGAACTGCGGCATGCGGATCTGGTCGAGGTAGAACGCGCGCGACAGGATCTGCTCGACCCGCATCGCCTGCTCTGTTCCCCAGTTCAGCCCCGTCTTGTCCACGGTCATCGGGCGCAGAACCTCGCCCAGCCTCTCGTCGTAGTCGGCATCCACCCACGTCACGCCGCCGGCATAAGTGTTGACGCCGCCCTGGATCATCTCGCCCACCGCGATCATCGGCGGATCGACAGACTTCTGCCCGGCCTCCAGCAGCGTCAGCGTCATCTGCTGCAACAGCCTCGCATCGGCAATCGCCACGTAGGCGGGGCCATGCGCGTACTGCGAGCCGCTGACCGTCTGCCAGCGCGGAATGATGTAGCCCAGACGACGACGAGGGACTTCCTCAAGCACCGTCTGGTTGTCGCAGTCCACGTAGATGGACACGTAGGGAAAGTCCTTGCGGCCCTTCCACTTCTCGTCCGACAGCGACCACTCCTCCGAGGGCAGCACGACATGGAGGCACTTGACCTCCTTGAACGGCTCCTTGTCGGCAAGCTCCTTGACCTTGGCGTCCACCGTCTTGGGGAACAGCGTGATCAGGTTACGCGCCTGCGGTTTCCAGCGACGGAAAACTGTGTCGATCTCAAGCGAGGCGTTCTCCATCCACGCGCAATCGCGCAGATGCCACGTCCGATAGAGCAGGCCATCCCGCTCGTCGTTGACATCAATCGACAGAACGCACTGGCCGAAGGTCGCAAAGTCGTGGTCACCTTCTTTGGTGGCCCTGACGAACCTGGCCCGCTTGTCGTAGATGACCTTGCGCTGCCGGTCGGTCGCCCAGTCCAGCCACTTCTTGGCAGACGGGTCTTCGTTAATAACGTCGTCCGACGTGCCGATGCGGAACCACTCCTGCCCGCGCGGGCGAAGCATAGCACTCAGTGTGTTACCCAGATCGCGCCTGATCAGCGCCGGGACGCTCGTCATCAGGCCCGTGGTGTCGAACATGGACGAGCCATAACGCTGCGTCGTGAAGTCCGCGCGCTCGGGATAGAACTGCTCGGCAATGTCCTGAAGCGCCGACACCCACCCCGAACGCTTGGAGAACAGGTTCTCCCCGCGCTCGATGAGTTTCGTAACAGCCGTCTTGAGAGTCATTGCACTTCCTTGCCCCAGGCGGCGTCCAGAGCGGCCTTGATCGTCACGGCCAGCATCCGCATGGACTGCCCGCCTTCCGTCAGGAACGGACGCAGGATGTCGCGGACCTCGGCCCTCGCCAGCGCCTGCGCCTCGTCCATCGGAATGGCCGCAATCCTGGCCTCATTGCGCGCCTCGTCGCGAGACAGGCGCATCATCGTCAGGTCGTATTCAAGCCGGTCAATCCGGTGCCGTAGCTGGTCCGCATCCCGCGCCTTCATGCGGGCGTCGTCACGGTCCTTCACCGCCGCGTCCACAAGCGTCAGGGCGGCGTTCATGTCATCCGCAGCGGTCACCATGCCGCGTGCGCGGAGATTGGCGTGGGAACGCCTCAGGCGGTCTGCAACAGGCTGTACGTCAGGATGCGCCTTGGAGATCGGGATCTCGTCAGCCAAGCCGCGAAGATCCGAAGTCGTCGCCGCCAGAGCCTGCGCCCTGCGACATGATCGTGGAGGCCCTGCCACCGCGCTGCATGCGGCGACGGACTTCCTGCACCTTGGCCCGGTTGACCTCGACCGCATCGCTGTCGGGCATCACCGGAGCCGGCGTCACCTCAGGTGCCTGAATAGGCGTCTGCTCGGGCATGACGATGGTCGGCATCTTGGGCTTCAGCATCTTCTTGAGAAAGCCCATGGCTATCGTCCTTTGTATCGAGACTTGATGGCCTGATGGCCGATGTTGACCTGTGGCATTTGCCCGAAGGCACCGCCCCTCTTCATCTGCCGCTTGACGGCCTGATCACCCATGGCAAGCGCGAGAACCACCGCGTCGCCCTTGCCCGGCGAACGGCCCAGCCTCTTGCGCAGATCGTCCTTGCTTTCGATCAGGATGCCGTTGGGTCTCAACGACCACGTAGGTGCCGCCAGATCAGCCCTAAGCTCAGGATCAGATGGCAGAGCAATAACGCTCCCACCCGGCTGATCAGGATCAAGCTCCTCACGCGCCTTCCACCATGCCTCGGCCCGCTTGTTGACGAAGGACAGCGTGCCATCCTTCGTCCGTGCCGCGCTCGCCGTGGCCCCGTTGAACTTCGTGTGCGCGACCTCGTTGTCGTCAAAGCGCATCGACACCGCGCCGCCGTAGCCGCCGCCCATGTCCACCACGACCGGCGCTTTGTCCCGGCGATGCTTCATCACCAGCGCCGCCATGCTGCTGCCGTCTGCGGTGTCCGCACCTTCGACAGTAACCAAGTTCCCGAACCAGCCGCCGTAGCGATACGCAATCACCGCTTGGTCGCTACCGCCGCCGGCCGGATCGAACCCCATCGCCGTCATGGTGACGGTGGCCGGGGGTCGTTCACTCCACCTGTTCTGTGCCTCAATGATCCACCGCGTGGGGATCACCTGGAAATCCGCATCCCTCGCCGCAACGTCGAACCGCCCTTCGCGCAACATCGTGCGCATCGGTTCCGGCATTGCCTCCAGCGTGGCCGCATAGCCGCTGTTCAGCAACTCAGGGTTGTCTTCCAGTTTCCCCGGTATGAACGTCCTCGACCGTGCCGTGACGACACGCCCGTCGATCTCATGCGGGCCTCGCCCGTCAACCTCGACATCCTTGCCGTCGATGGTCGTGAACCAACGCAACTCACCCGGCTTGGCAGGATTGGGATGCGTCGGGTCGAGCCATGGTGCCCAATATTTTATGACCCACGCGCCTTCGGCCGTCATCGGCGGGTTGCCCGCGCAGACGATGCGAACCCGTTGGTCGTCCTTGGTCGAGCGCGCCCAGCCGATCAGAAAGCGGTATTGGCTTTCCGTGAAGGCCGTGATCTCGTCAAAGCCTTTGAAGTCGTGCGCGCGACCCTGGTACTTCTCCTTGTCGTCCTCATGCTGGACGCTACCAAATTCGAGCACCTTGTCTGCGCCGAGTTTCCACACCCGGTCCTGCCCATTGTAGCCATCCCTCGTTCCAAGGATGCGGGCCACCTCGTCCACCAGACCACGGATCTGCGGATACTCTCGGCGGAAAATGATGCTCTTCGTGTGGTTCTCGACAGCAAGCCCGGCGAGGAGGGCCGACTTGCCCGCTCCCGCCGCGCCGCCGTAGAACAACTCGTCCGCCTTGCTGAACCACGCCTTTTCCTGCGGGCCGGGGTTGGGGATGAACTTGGCATCCTTGGTCGCCGCGAACGCATCCGCGACGACTGCCTTCTGCTGATCCGCCGGCAACGCTCCGAAGCGCGCCAGGATCTCGTCGAGTGCGTTCACGCCATCTCCACCGCGAGCATGTCCAGACGGGCGCTGTTGCTGGCGCTGGTCGAGGAGAACTGCCCCGTCACGCCGATGACCTGTGCCACTGTGGTGTCAATCGTGGTGGAGGCCAGAACGTCGGTTCGCACCGTTGTGGTGGCTTCAACCGCCGGGATGTTCTTGCCCCAGCCCCAGCCGACGACCGTGCCAGACGCGCCGATGGTGCGAATGACCAAGGTGTACTCGCCAAGGAAGATGTCGTTGTTGGTCGCGTCCGTTGCCGTGTGAGTGTAGAGCGCCGTGCCGGCAACGCCGCCAATGCGCAGGACGCTGGCGAAGGTGTCGGAAGCGTTGCTAGCCGTGACGATGCCCCAGTACGAAATCTTGATCAACTGACCCGGCACCAGCGTGTTCGCCGGGATCGAGTAGCTGGTGGAGAACAGCGTCTCCGTCGAGGATGCCGTCAGCGCCGTGGAGGCAGCGACGTTGGTGTACGCCGTGCTGGACAGGATCGTCGGGCCAACCGCGTCACCACGGTCGACGATGGCATTGCCGGGACGGTCAAGACCGAACCGCTTGCCGTGAATGGACGTAAGGATAGTCGTGTCAGCCATGGCTAACCCCTTTGCTTGATTGCTGTTGCTGCGGGATTGCCGGGCTATCCCTGCCGGCTAGGGCCTTAAGCGTTGTAGACTTCGACGTAGAACGGGAGCGGGTAGTTCGTCCGCGTGATGTTGAACGTCTCGGTGAGCGTGATCGTGTTGGCCGTGAAATCGATGGCCGACACCAGGTTGAGGTTCTTCAGCGCCGCACCAGAGGTGTTGGCCCGTTCGATTTCGTGGTGGACGTAGAAGTCGCCTATCGCCATCAGGAAGTTGGTCGAGTTGAAGTTGTCCGTGCTGCCGGAACGATACGCATCGCGCACGTTGCTGATAACGGCAGACCCCGACGTGACATCGCCAACCCAGAGCTTGTAGTGCGCCCGAATGCGAGTGCAGATGTAGTCCGAGTTGTACCAACTGCCGGCAAGTACCTGATTCCAACCGTTGGTTGCGTAATCGGTCGGCGTGGTCGAGTTGAAGTTGTTCATTTGACGAAGAACCATGTCGGACCCGCTGATGGACACGACACAGAACCACGTTGACTTATCAAGCCCGCTGCCGCCCGTCGGCGTTATCTGGTAGATGTCGCCAACATCCGCCTTTAAGTCCGAACTGGGACTTCCTCTCAAACACGTCAGGTCAAAGCCGCTGCGCGTAGTAACGTCCACCCGAAACTGGTAGCGCGATATCTTCGGCACCAGAAACCGCTGACCAGCGCCATAATTCTCCAGACCGTCCGCCGGCTCGGGATACTCTCCGACTGGATAGCGCGACCGATAGGTGACCGTCTCTTGGTCCAGATGCGTGCGGACACGACGAAGATCGGCACCAGAGAAGCCTAGGCGACCGGAATAACCATCCGGCGTTATGTTTTCGTTTGAGCGAAAAATCCGAGTGTCGGCCCCTGGAGGGTGCAACAACCCCTGCATATAGGCAACACCGTCCAGAATCTGCGTGACATTGGCGTGGCCGGTGAACACCGACTCCGAGCCATAGCTAAACTCGGAGCCGTTCGTTATTTCAATTTTAGATATGCTGTTGCCAACAACGCTATCAGTTACAAACCCATGCCGAAGGCCGGTCACCGTGCAGTTGTCGAAAACAGCGGAACTGGCTTGAAGGTGATTGTACGGAACGCCGTCTGTCCCCTCCTGCTCAATAAACGAGAAATAGCAGCCGTCGAATTTGATCTTGTCCGTCCACGTTCCAAGACGCGACACGCTTTCCGCGTAGCAGTCGCGGAGCGTCACGGCACCTGACCAATCCGCATTTACGTGTTCGATGCACTGAAACCCTGTTCCAAAATGGATGTTCTCGTAGGCCCCTTGCAGATTGGCGTTAGCAGTCACGCCGCCCGTGTTGGCAATGGCCGTATGAAAGCCGTTGAAGTCCACATCACGGAAGGCGACGTTGCGGCACTGGCTATGACCGATGACGATGCCATGCACGCAGTTTGATACCTTGCCCCGGCTCATCCGAATAAACTCGGCGTTGCTGTCGCCGTGTGGATGCCCGTAGCCGATGATGAACCCCTTTACGTTCACGTCCTCTAGCGTGAAGTCGGTGCCGCCAGCAGACGCGCCCAACGCCGTTGTAGTTCCGCCGCCGAAGGCCGCAGGCAGAATGCGCGCAGGATAAGCCGCAGCCGACGTGGAGTTCGTGTAGAGATCGAGGCCAATGCCGATGTTGACCGCAGCGCCGCCGATCCAATTGGCATCAGCAATGCCTCCCTGCCTCCACGCAGCGCGGTCCCAATTATTGCTGGCGCGGTATGGGTTATTGTTTGCCAACCAGCTATCGTAAGGCCCCTGGACCGTCAGGCCGCGAATAGTAACTTGCTGATAGCCGCTTGCGACAATGCCGGGATAAGTCAGCGCCTCCGTGATGATTGCTGTTCCTGTCATCCCGTTGCCGGTCACATCGGCAACAGGCCCCTCGCCCTCGAGCGTAATGCTGATGTAACCGTTGCCGTTCAGGTTGGCAGGCGGTGTTCCGTTTCGGTTGTAGCCCAGATGCAACGTGCGGTTGATCAGGAACTGCCCGGCGGGAATAAACAACTTATGCTTTGTCGCCCCGTAGTTGGACGATCCCAGGCTGCCGTAGATCAGAAAGTCAACGGCACTTTGCAACAGCACCCAGTCAACGTGATCGTTGCCGTCCTGAATAATCGGATAGACGGCTTGTGCCGCTGCAACGCTGGCAAACACGCCATCGCTGACCCAGTTCGTGACTGTGTAGCCGGTTCCGTTTCCAAAGCCTGTAAAGCTGCTGTTCGTTGTCAGCGCAGCAAAGTCGGCAAGGTTCATGCCGAACTTGTTCAGCGCCCGCAGCGCCTTGGCCGTCGAGCTTGTGACGGCGTAGGTATCAATCGCTGCCATGGGTTATCCGTTCGGATTCGAGCCAGTTACAATTTGCAAGCGAAATATATACACGCCGTCGTTCGTGTCGGCAGTTGTATTCGCATCAAAGTCGGAAGAGTCCGTGGCGGCTGGCCCTAACTGGATGTTGTCAATCACGCCGGATAGGTTGTCGGTGGAGAAATAACACTGATACCATCCGCTGTCATACGCGGTTATTCCAGGGCTAATTTCCGTGATGCCGCCGGAACGTGAACTACCTACCGCCCCTGTCTGCAAGTCGAACATGACGCCCACGTCACCCGTAGTTGCGTCGTAAATTCCAAACCGGAGCCATCTGCCGTTCGGGCCGATCTGCTTGGCAAACACGCTCGCAGTGTATGTGGTCGTGTTGGTGTAACTGAAGGCCGCACCCGTGGACGGGAGTCCACTGATCGAGTAACTGCCTCGGCTGATGGTGGACGCTGAATTAAAGGTTACGCTTACGGCGTCGGTGCCGCTCACGGGATCAGCCTGCCCCGTTGTCAGCAGTCCCGCAGACGTTATAGCCAAGTTCGCAGTCGTGGCGCTGTAGGCGACAGCAGAAGGCGCTGGGAACGTCGGGGGCGAACCGCCCCCACTGGCAGCAGGCGTAAAAGCGCCGAAGCCCGGCATCAGGTCGATGCTCATGCTCAGGTCTCATCCAGCGTGTTGGTGTTGTAGAAGATGGCAACGCCATGCAGACGCGCGTCAATCGCCATCGTGTCCGCGCCGTTGGCCGGATCGCGATAGACGCGGAATGCCACCATGTCATCCACGGCAGGGGTGCCGGCAATCGTGATGGCCGATGTTGCCGGGCTGACGTAGAGATCGTTCGTCGTGCCACCCGTATCCGTGACCTCGACCGCCGTGCCATAGGCCACCGCAATCGCGTCATCGTTCGAGATGGCAACGCCCTGCAATCCCCACCGCACACCGAAGTTCGTTGTCGTCGCCGCGTGCGACCAGTAGAACTGCGCCGTCAGCGTTCCCTCGTCCCAGGACCTGGGCATCCTCACCCAAAACTGCGCGTACTCAGCCGTCACGCCGTCGAAGTCGAGGCTCGATACATCCGGCTGGTTGGCCGAGGTGGCAACCAGCGCCAGAGTTGCGCAACCGCCCGTGCTTGACGGCCTGATGCCAGCAGCCGGTATCCAGAGCGAGCGAAGGTTCGCAGCACCGACGAACGTCTTCACCTGAGTGATGGACGCCGCGCGATCCGACCCGGACTGAACGACATGGAACTCCTCGCCGCCCGATAGGGCAGAGGCGTTCGTGTCGGCTGAAACTTTTGTATCAGGCATGGATCAAAGCCCCGTAATGATGCTGCCCGACTCCACGTCGGTGATCGTTTCGCCAAGCAGATCGAGGATGGCGTCGCCTGGAGGTGGAGGCGGTGCCGCCTCGCCCTCGCGCGTGATGTAGAAGCCGTCTTCGCGAAGGATCAGAAAGCCGTCCTCGCGCAGCACGCGGTCACCCGCGATTGCCGCTTCTCGCAGGATCTTCCCGCCGTCTTCGCGCAGGATGTATCCATCGTCTTCCCGCAGAACGGCGTCCCCGACCGAGCCGGTAGATCCTGCCCGCCAGAAGAACGTTTGCTGGACCGCCGCCACGTCACGTCAAGCCCGTGCCGTTGATGCGCCAGCGCGTCGCGCCGATCTTCAGCAGCGTCGCGTCGCCGTTCGCCGCCAACGTCCTCGACCCGGTTGCCCCGGTGCCGGCCTGCACCAGCGTGTCCGACGTGATGGCAATCGTGATGGCACCGGCCGAACTGTCGTTGATGATCGTTATGGCCGTGCCAATCGGGAACGCCACACTCGCATTTGCGGGGATCGTCCACGTCCTCGCCGTAGTGTCCGCCGAGGGGTGATAGACATGCCCGCCGCCGTCCGTCAGGGCGAAGGTCGTATCCGCGCTCACACTGCGCTGCGGTATGGCCGGCTGCGCCCACGCAGGAGCGCCGCTCGCCATCGTAAGAACCTGGCCCGCAGATCCCGCTGCGAGCTTGGACAACACGTTCGTGGTCGAGGCGTAGAGAAGGTCGCCGGTCGTGTAGCTCGTCTGCCCCGTGCCGCCGTAGATCGCGCCGACCTGAGTACCCTGCCACACGCCCGTGGCAATGGTGCCCAGCGTCGTGATCGAGGCCCACGTAGGTAGCCCGCCCGAGACGACTAGAGCCTGCCCTGTGGAGCCTACAGCCCGCTTGGCGAGGGTGTTGGTGCCAGAGGCATACAACAGGTCGCCGGTCGTCCAGCTTGTCTGCGCAGTGCCGCCGTAGATGGCCCCGATGGCCGTTCCCTGCCACGTCCCAGTGGCGATGGTCCCGACGCTCGTAATGTCCGCCCAGACAGGCACGCCACCGGAGACAGTAAAGACCTGGTTCGTTGTGCCAATGCTGCGCTTGGAAAGCGTGTTGGACGACGAGGAGTAGAGCACGTCGCCCGTGGTGTAGGTCGAGTGACCCGTGCCGCCGACCGTTTCCCCGATGACTGAGGCGTTCCACGCGCCCGTGGTGACCGTGCCGAGGGTCGTAATGGTCTGCCAAGACGGCAAGCCGCCGCTGACAACCAGCGCCTGCCCGGTGGCGCCAATCGTCAGGCCCCGTAGAAGGTTGGTCCCCGAGGAGTAGACTAGCTCGCCAGCGACCCAGGTTGACTGACCCGTCCCCCCCGCCGTAGCCGGGATCGTGGTGCCGGCCCATGAGCCGGTGATGACCGCGCCATCCTTGCGGACGACAAACCGATCAGACCCGCCAACCTGTGCGCGGAACAGCGACGACGCAGTGGCCGAGTTGGTGTCCGTGATGTTGTACGAGAAGCCGTTGAACGTGACGCCCGAGTTGTTCCAGGTTTGCGTCCACGACAGCACCGGAGTGTCTGCCGTGACCGTCGCGCCCGTGACCACAAGGCTGCGCGTGGTGTTGTTCCACGACGTGCCGGCCATGCCACCAAACGCACCAGCCGCGTTGTACTGGATCGTCAGGCTAGAACCGCCCGGCGTACCGTCTCCACCGCCACCCACGATGCCGTCTGGGAACGAGATCGGGCTGCCGTCCTTGGCCTTGATGATGCCCGACTTGATAACAAGCGCGCGGTCGTCGTCTAGGCCGATCTCCTCGCCGTGGATTTCAGTGAGGATGTCGCTCGCCATGGCGTCAGGTCACCAAATACACAAGCGGCGCACCAGATGTGCTGGCAATCGACGTGAATGAAGCGCCCTCGGCAAATGTCGGCATGTTGTTGGCATAAGCATCCGCAAAACTGTACGCATTCTGCGGCGTACCGCTCGCCGTCCCGAAGCCGGATATGAAAGCTGCCCACGTATTATTAGACGGCACAGAGAACGTCTGCGGCAGCGTGCCAGTGAATTTCGTGCCAGCCCAATAAATCCCTGGGTTCAGCGTACCGGAAGCAGCGAGGACCGCGTCCGCAGTGCTGGCCGTCGTCGCCACGCCAGTGTTGTCCACCAGCAACGGAGCGCCGAGCGGACGCATCGACGTGTAGCTGTTGGCCCAGATCGCCCCCTTGCCAGACGAACCAGCGCCGCCGGTCTGGACACGAATGCGCAGAGCCGTAACCGCTACACGCGCAAAAATCTGGAACGGGTAAAGATAAATTACATCAACCGCTGGCACCGCCGCAGCGGTCGGAGCCATGCTCGGAACCGTCGCATAAATGCGGCTGGCTACATAGCCGGGATGCAGCCCGATTGAACGGGAGGACGGCTTTCCGCCGCTGACGGGAAAGGACAACATCAATCGACCCTCGTTCCGCGAGCGTAGGCGAACACCGCCGTGGGAGGACCGCCCGAGACGTTGGCCCGCAGGAAGCACGGCGGGAGTTCGAACCCACCCTGGCCGGCAGCCGTCAGTGTCACGTAGGCATCGCCGGGCGCATCGACATCAACCCACGTCGAGTTGTCGAAGCTGCACTGGAGCTTGATGGTGGCACCGCTGAAGGTGGCGCTGTGGACGTAGAACACGCCACGCCCGCCATGCCAGCGCACGCCGCTGCCTGTCGCCGCTGCATTCTCAAGCAGGGCGATGTCGCTGTCAGATGCCATGATTGCCTCTTACGTGTTCGGAATAACGAGCGGCGTCCAATCGGTGCCGTCTACGTGTGCGCTGCTCGTCGTAAGCCTAATCCAGCCAAACGTGACCTTGCCCGCCGCCAGCGATGGGCTGGAGTTTTTCACGACGTGCCCGATGACATATTTGCCCGTCGAGGGAACCGCCGTCGTCTCATTCAACATCACGTTCGACACTTGGCCGTAGCTGGCCGATGTCGGGTCGCTGTCCTCGACCGTGATCTGAAATCGCACGGTGCCGCGCTGCGGGTTGCCGATGCCCTTGTTGCTGGTCGAGAAGCCAACCGCTGCCGGGTCACAGAACTGCATGTTGCCGGCGTAAGTGCTGGCCGAGGTGCCGCCATCCTGCGTCGTTGAGCAGACATTGCGGAACGTGTTGTTCAACACGAACTTGCCCGCGCAGTTGCCCATCCGCAGCGCAATCGGCGTAGTGTCCGCCTGCCACGATCCATTTGAGGCGTGCCGGTTGGCATTGGCCTGACGCGGATCGCCGTCGAAGTGATTGCCGCGAATGATGATGCGCTGCTCACTAGCCCCGGCGGTCGGCCAGTACATGCCCGCCTCGGAGAAATCCTTGAACACGTTGTCCGCGAAGACGACGTTGTCGAAAGCGAGGTCGGTGATGGTCGATGGGGAGGCCGTGGTGTCGATGAAGTCGACCGAACGTGTCCCCGTGGTGCGGACGATGTTGCGGCTGAGGATGGCGTCGGTCAGGTGGCCCTGAATGCGGATGCCGATGTTGTTCAGCGCGCTTTCGGGGATTGCGCCCGTGAACGTTCCCTGCCCCCCCACCTCAAGGTCGCCATAACCCCAATCCGCGATGACCGTGGCCGGCGGTAGCGTCCGCTCAAGCACGTTGTCCGCGATGATGTAGGAGAACGCGCCCGCGCCCGGCACCGAGGCGTTGTCCGTGTTCGACGTGTAGAAGTTCCCGACGCCCGTGCCGAACAGGTCCACAATGTCGCCGTTGGCCGTGTTGTTGTAGCCGGGAGCCGCCGCACCGCCGCCAGCGTTCCGCTTCGGACCCTGAACGCGCATGTAGTAGCGCTCCTGGTTGAGCGCAGAGGCCTCCTGACGCAGCCAGACATCGTTGATGATGTTGCCACGGATCAGGCAGGAAAAGCCGACCGTGTCGCCCTGCGTCGTGGCGTCCGCCACGAAGATGCCGTAGCTCATCATCTGGCGCATCACGTTGTCGGTGATCACGACCGCCTTGGGGCCGAGCACCTTGACGCCCTGACACCGGAAGAATTGGTTGCCCGTGATCGTGATCGAGGAGCGCAGTGGCGCTGCCGTCGCCTCATCCGTGTGTGCTGAGATCGCGTCGTCGTTGACGCCCTCGAAATAGCTGTTCGTCACTCGTAGATGCGACGTGTTCCAGGCGTAGCAGCCGTCCCGGTTGATGTTGATGTACTTGCATCCGTCGATCAGCACGTCGTCGCAGTAGCTGAACCCCAGCCCAAACGTCCGCATGTTGCGGATGGTGCAGTTCCGAAGCGAGATGTTCTCGCCGTAGAAGATGTCAGGGTTGGCACCATACTCGGTGTAGAGCGCCGAGGTGCGGCCCCCATCGAAAATGATGTCGCGCATGTGGAAGTTGCTGAAACTCCCACTGGTGCTGCGCATGATCGGGTTGATGCCGGTGTCATCCAACTGGATGATTGTCAGACCCGGCACGCCCTGCAACGTCACGTTGCTCTTCGGCACCAGCGCAGTGATGCTGCCGGGCTTCAGATACGTGCCGGCGGGCAGAAGGACCGTCCCGCCACCAGCCGCAGACACCGCGTTGATTGCCGCCTGTATGGCAGCCCTGTCGTTCGTCGTGCCGTCCCCTTTGGCGCCGTAGGATGCCGCAGAGACGCCGACGCCTTGAATGCCGCCACGGACGACAAGCATTCCCTGCGCGTCCAGGCCGATCTCTCTGCCGTGGAGCGAGGTGACGATGTCGTTCATCGGTTAGTCCTTCGGCCGCTCTGCGTTGGCGAGGGCGAATGCAATGCGTCTGGCGATGTCGAGGGGCGTGGCGTCCGTCACAGCAATGGGCTTCTCGCCGCCCTCATGTGTGGTCGTGGTGCGCTCGCCGTACTTCTTCGGGAGGAGTTTGGCTGCCACCCATTTGCGCGCGTCGATCTGCAACCGAGCCTTGTTGTGATCCTCGGCCGTGTCCGCAATCGTCACGATCTGGTCGGCGTAGGTGTCGGCCTGCTTCGCGCGTGCGTGCGCGTACTGGTCACGGAAGTCGGGATACACCTCCAGCCACCGATAGACGCTTGTGGTGGATGGCATGTAGTCGTCTGCGCAGATGGAGCGGAGGCTTTCGCCATTGGCGATGCGCTCGCATATCTCGTCTGCCAGTCCTACGGAGAGGATGGTGTGGCCTTCTTTCATGCCTAGCTCTGTGCGATGGCGGGCATCAGGCCATGTCCTCATCGGATATGCGTGACGCTGCCCCGCCCCGCAGCTTGCGTTCAGCCTTGGCCTTGCGCTCGCACCATGCGCGGAAGACTTCATCCGTGCGTAGGAGCGAGCGCAAAACCGTTGTGCTGATCTCTCCAGCCGCGTACCTGTCCCAGATCTCCTGGTAGGTCATCGGCTGGAGGGCGGGCTGCATGTCAGCCGACGTTGACGACAGGCTCTTCGATG